GCCATTAAAAGCCATTGCTTATAATACCAAATTAGGCGTCTGCTACAAGGGTAATACCCAGGCAGCAGCAGCTGTTTTATGCACTTAGTAGCGCATCATGTCAGACAGGTCCGTTGCGAACGCGGCGGCAATGTAGTTCATGTTGCTTTCGTCATCGGCGCACAATGTTGCTAACCACACCACATCATCATAATAATCCTCCGTCAACGCCACGCGTGCGTAACCATAGAGAGTCCAGTCCATCTTATTGCGTAACCTTGCAGCTTCAACACCACATTCCAGTGCTATCGAGTCTAACGCCTTGTTGTAACCTGCAGTACTTAGCACTTGCTCAATGCTGCTCAGTTTTGCCTCAGCACGTTTAGCACTCGACAGCCTGTTGTCTAGTTCGCGGAATTTGTCCCAGAATCTATACCTGCGGTCGTTCACTGGGCCCTGTGTCAACACCCTAGTTATACTTGGTTGCTGCTGATAATACTCAACATCACTTGGGACTGCCAGTTGCGCTACACCTATACCTTGTGCTTGCGCTAATGCACTGTGGAACACTTTGTTTGCCATGCCGACCGCAACCGTGCCTGCTGGTAGAAGTTCAGACTCATCAACGTATGAGCGCGCTGCCTGCCGCATTGTCTCAACTGCAACATCCGACGCATCGTGTGGCACGCCGTGTAATTTGACCACTGATTGCCGCGGGGCCATTATTTTCATTCCACCAAGTTCATACATCGTACCATCAGCTGTGGGGATACCACGGCCGCCAGAAGCAACTGTTCCATGCAACACAGCGACTGTCATTCGTTTGTCCTCGATACGTGCCCACTTGTCATACATACACGCAGTCATACATTCACCGAAAGCTAGCGGGAAGTCAGACCGACGCATGATCTTAGCCATCACATCGATCACTGACGCAAACTTAACGCTAGGTTCAACAAGAGTGCCAACTACGCTGTTCGACCATTGGCCAGATGCGGCCGAACCTATAATCCGGCATACTGACCCGTACACACCAGAACCGGTGGCGAATAGCCTGAAGAATTCGCGGTACTTGTTACTTATTAGCTGTTTGATCGCCTTGAACGAGAACCCCATCGCTTGCCCGATATTGAGCGTTATGTGCGCGTTCGACAACGACGTTTCAAGCGCCATCACGTCGTCACCACCAGATTGGGCGTGCTCTAGAACCACCCGGCCTGACAGTTCAAGCACCTGCTCTTTAATCACGGCCATGTAGGCTTTATTCAGCCAACTGTTGCCGAATGAAGTCATGCGCCATCCGGATAGTAGCCCATTCATAAACTGGTAGTGTTTATCTCCCACTTCGAGCACGATGTTGTCGAACGACTCCTGTACCCAATCGATCGCCCACTTCATATCTGCTGTTAGCAAACCAAATTGCGAGTACCAACCTTTGAGCGAATTAATCAGGTCTTTAAGATGCTTGTTCTCATGCTGCTCGTTGAACGAGACGTAATCCATCATGAGCGCCGTGACCCTATCATATGTCTCCACCCACAGCCAGTGATCCTTGCGCTGTTGATCACTCCGCGCTTGCTGTCTTGTGCCCTTAGCTGGGCTACCCTTCTCAACCAGCGTGAGTACAAAGCAACATACAATGTAGTGCATTAATGTTGATGGGTATAGCGATCTCGGCTTTGCACGCCCAACTTCTTTCTTTGTGAAGTATCGCGTGAAACTGTTCGGTTTGTAGTCGCGTAATGCGTCCTTCACTATCTGGACGAACTCGGGAAACTCGAACGTAGCTGACTTATTCAGCCGCAACCGGCGTACGCGGTGCAGCGTTAGTGACACACCCTCCGCCACCGACTCTGCGACTTCACTAACCATGTTGCGATATTCAGCAGGGACTGCCAAATAGAGGTCAGTTTTCGGGGCACCTGTTGCGCTACCTGATTTAACCCACTGCTTGCGATGTTTCAAGAACTCATCAAAATCGGTGGCCCATTCGGCTATGTCATATATTTTGTCCGAAATCTCAGTAGTTGTCTCACTAAAACCATGGACGATAGCACGATGTAGCCGGGCGTCGAATTCCTCACCTGACCAGCGCCCTAGTGCCTTTGAATAGTAGCGCTTGGGTGCCGACATCACAGCACGTTCTGCAGCTTCTTTCTCAATGTCGACTTCCTCCTGGCTCCGACCGGCCAGACTGCTCCAGTATGTCAACAACCCAATTTGTGACTCAGGCATGACTTCGCCAAACACTGTCCCAGATATACGGATAAGATTATGACATGCGGACGAACGTTTAGCAAACTCGCTTGCTGGCAGCAGCCCTAACTTGAGACGCCGCGATGCATCGCGCATTTTCGCATACTTGGGGTTATCCTCCAGTATCTTGTCATACATCATAGTTGAGAGCAGCCGTTCATAGCTACACGCGCTCGCATTGCCGTGGCGTTGGGTGGTTAAGAGTTGAGTGCTCCACGCCAAGCCATTGTATTCAGTTGTGTCCCGCTTAAGCCAATCTGATACATGCACGACTGCAAACTTGGGTGTCCCTGCTGCAATGGGGAACGCAGCACGGATTGTTTCTTCGTCAGCCTTAATTGGTTCCCGGTTGGTCAGAAACGTCTTTAGGTTAGCATAATAAGCCGGCGTTGCTACACGGTGTATTTCACTCGCCCAACGAGCATGATTGTGATGTTGGTGCGTCACATCAAGCGCGGCCTCTTGGTACAGATTTGACATTGCCCGTGCGGCGATCGCTTTCTCGTACTTGCCAAACGCATTCGTCGATAAAACCGTTGTGCACTTATTAATTAAACTCACCACTGGATCGGCACTCGCAAGCTGCGGCGATATATGCTCGGTGTAGAAATTGGGCCTTAGGTGTGCGGAGCAATCACGCTCAACCACGCGCTTGGCAGCATAGTATGCGTCAGTGTAGGATGGACAATATTGTGGCCGCGAGTACCCGTGCCTGACTGCAAACTCACGATTTGCGCTTTGTTGGCGCCGGATACTCTCAAGGTACTGTTCGGCATCTGTCGTCGTCATGTCTGCAAACCGCTCTGATTCACTAATCGCGCCAAGGTCAATCTCAAGTACCAATTTCACGTTCAGCCTCAACTTGTGAGCGTATTCAAGTGTGTGCACGTAAACAACAGGTGCATTGGAGTCGGGTACGCATATCGAGAAGAAACGTTGAAGGCGTCTGAACCGTATGCGGTTTGCCTCTTGCAATGCGTGTTGCGTTTGTTGCTCGCCCGGAGCTGGCAGGTGTGCGCAGTACTCCTCCCACTCTGGGTCCTCCTCACGTCCGAGTCCTTCATCGGCCACAAGGTCATCAGCATCATACCCACCGAAGTGGCTCGCCAATGTAGACTTACCGTGGCATACGGGTGCAACGACTGCAATCGCCGAATCCCATGCTGCCAATTTTTCGAAATCCTCCACCTCCCCAGAAGTGTAGTCAAGCGTAGCTTGACGATGCACAGTTGTGCCACTGTAAGATGCTGAAAATGTCGACATCTTAAAATAAAGCAAATTTGCAACGGTTCAAAAATTTATCCCCGCGCACCTATGTGCGTAAGCGCTTTTTTCTCTTTTTTGC